GATGAGGCGTATCATGACGTGCCGACGCCATCTGGTCCGGGGTTAACCCCGGACCAGATGGCCAACAGCAACGCCGTCAGAAGGGCGGCATAACAACAACCGGGTATAGCTTATCAAGCCCGCAAAACTGTCCGAACGGACGGGACCACCTCAGTAAGAACCTGATCCTGCCACTTATGTCCTGATATGGTTGGATCAAGAAATGGGACGGTCTGTCTGACTGCAGTCTCCCAACTGGCCCGTTCACTATCATATTGTGCCCGTATCGCTTTGATCCGCTCCTCGTCCTGATCTGACATCGCCTGAATAGATTCGCTCTGTCGTATCATGCCGTCGCGGCAAGCCAGGAGATTGGACTGAAGTTGGGTCAATCGAGCGACGTATCCGTCGTCCGGATTGTATATCTGGGTGCGTAAGCCCTTCACCTGGCGGAGAAGGTCGCTACGCTCAAACCGCGTTGCGATCATTCCACCAGTCATTATCACCAGAAGGCAAGCCGAAAGGACAGCAAATAGCCTTACTTTCCAGTCAGTCACATCATCAAATAAGCTCATCGTCATATCCAGATCAAAGGTATCAATGCCACTTGCAGAGTTGCAGGACGGATTGGAACAGAAGCGCCTGTCCGGCTATCACCTCGGCACAGTCCAAACCATTTATGATCCTTCGCGCGTTCAGGAACTGGAGGCGCGAAACAAGAACTTCTGATGTCTTTGGACCGAGATAATCGGCACATTTTCGGCCTGTAAAATCACCGTTTTCCATAGCGATAATAAGGAGGCGTGCAGCTATATCGGGATCCAGCATCCGATCTGGATCGGCTATCAGTTCGCCGTCCGTGCCCAACACACGGTCAGCCATGGCATAATTGGCACGGCCAGTACACTGTGCATAACCCCGGCCGCAAAACAGCGCGCCATCACCGACTTTGCTATTTCCTAATTCTCTGGCGAGACTGGGGTTCGTACCACTTATGTCATACCGCTTCATGAAGTAGTCATAACCACCTAATTCGGTTATGGGCCTCATGGTCGCATCGGTCTCATGGTAGGCGGTGGCCAGGCCATACGCGGACCATCCTAGCGGCCATGCCGCCTTTCCCATATATGTAATCAGGAACAGACTACCTTGTAGCTGTGAAGCAGTGGGGCGATTATCAAAAAGTCCTGATTTACTGATATGTTCGACGAACGCATCGGGTGTCGCCATGCCAGTCATTTTGTCTCATCCTCAGCCGACATCCTGAAAGTCGAGCGGTCTTTAAGCGCTACTCCGAACCCGCCAGCTGCCAGAAGCGCAGCGACGCCTGTACCGAACGCTACCGGATCAAAGGATTGTCCTTTTGTGCAGAGCGCCGCGCCTTGAAAAATGATCATGGCCAGCACGCTCAAACACCACAGTACGCGCCCGACCTCCAGATCCGGATAATTGGTCCCGCACAGCATGGAATGTATCGCGCGTCCCACAAGACCCCCGCTACTAACAGTTTAAATCTCCTCGAGCGGAGACTGGAGTATCGGCAGGAAGCCGGTTGCGACCGGCTTCCTGCCTCTTTTTATGGAAAGTCACCGGATTGTCTTTATCCGGACTTTTGGGGCGTATCAGCTTGCCGTCAGGCCAAGCGTAATTGCCGCTGCCGTCCACGATACCGTGATCGTGCTTCCATCAGTGCTGGCCGGAATGCCCGTTGCGGTGTCGATATATGCAATGGGTGTCGTTCCCGAATAAACGAGCACGGCCTGGACGGTTGTGCCACTTGCGATCGCCGCGAATGTAGCTGCGGGTATGGTGACACTGCCCCCAGCCACGGTAACAGCAGCGGAAGGCGCTACCGCGGCGCCAACGAGCGCCTTAAGTGCACTCGTTGTGTCAGCGTCGCCTGCGTTGAACGAATAGGAATTATCCAGCAAAGCCAGTCGGATCGAACCGTCCGTGACATCAATGTTTTTGGTCAGGGCCTGCTGCAGAAACACGGAATACAGGGAATTTGCCATTGGTTTTCTCTTGTGTTCGAAGTTATGGAATATGTGGGTTCAGGTAAAAAAAGACTGACTAGAGCGCGAGGACCTGGTTATTCGGCCAACCGCATTTGATATTCGTACCGTCCGAGGTGTACGGGAGTCCGGCAGCACCGTCATCGTAACCAATCAGGGGCGACGTTTTCGGGTCACCTGTCTCCCGGTAGTAGACAAGGACCGAGATGACATCTCCGTTCGGCACGTCATAAAAGTCGTTTGTCGTCCCTGTAAGGAATCCATCAACGATCGCGGGGTCCTGCAAAGGAATGCCTGAACCGAGTTGGTTTGCGTTGATCTCGGAAAGGTAGACATTTGACGGATCGAATACAAAGCTACCGGAGAAAGCAGCGACCTTGAAGGTGGTATCCGTCAGGTTGCATTGGGCGCTCCCCAGAAGTGCCTTGAAATTGGTATAAAATCCACTGGCCATGTTTTGCCTCAATCATAGATATGTTTGGTAATGGTCGCAGGCTGCCACGCCATCGGTAGGACGAGCGTGGTGCCTTCTACCCCTTCGGGCTTTACGGTGACGGTCGCGGCACCGAACTTGGCGGGTGCGGAGAGACCTTCAACCGTGATGGCCTGAATACTTTTTGAACTGACGATTGCTCCGCCAAAAACGGTCGGTGTCGAAAGGACTTCGGCCGTGACCTGTAACGGCGGTGGCGCGGTCAGCAGCACATCGAAGACATATGACTGATAGGAGTCGATAAACACCTTTGTCGATGGATCGTAAAAGAACGACGACAGGGTGAATGTAACGCTCCGCTGTTCATCCGATCCAATGGGGTCACTGGCGAAGGCAGCCGTTTGACCAGCTACAGTCCACGTCCATTCAAACGTGTCGCCGGGAATATCGATGCTGTCGATCGTATTTCCGCCGGACGTAATGACCAGCCGGAATTGACAGTTCGCTTCGACTGCCTGCGACTGTTCACTGAACGAAATCAGGACGTCCTGGGTGGTAAGACGGTTTCGTCCTGCCCAGATGAGGGTAAGATCTCCAGAGATAACCGGATTGCCGTCGAATGCTTCATCATTAACCTGGACATTGGCCGGTGGCCATGGTCGTCCCTGCCTGCCCCAGCATCCAACCGTCACCGTTGGCGCGAGATCCGTGTCAAGTGACCCATTGAGCATATTGGTGATAATGCGAGCCGTGACGTTCTCGCCCTGACCATACTCGGTTTCTTCGACCAGAGAGCCGGTATCAACAAAAATGGCACGGGCGCCAGCATCGTGGGGCTGGGGAATAGTATCCACGCATCCTCGCGCAACGGTCAAATCTCCGGTGGATTCATCCCACGCATCGATGCGCATGATTTCATCATCGATCTGCACTGCCTGGCCGACTGCTATACTGTCTTCTCCCGTCAGTTGCTCGATAACAACCTGCGTAGTCCAACGGGTCATTGCCGCTGCCGTCACACCGAAATCGGTGAATGGTGCGACATCGTCATCATCGCTCCATGTCTGCCCGTCAGTGGAGACGTCCATACTGAAAGACAGCCCAGTGCTGACCGGTTTCGCGGCAAACACTTCGATCGTGCCGGCCTGTCGGTCAACGGACTGTATTTCGCTGGAACCGAAGGCAAGGATAAGTGCGCGGTAGCTCGCCTCCTGGGCCATGTAGTTGGTAGCCGCCACTGGACCGGACGGAGGAGGGGACCACGTCGAGGTTACGGCGTTTGTGTATGCTTGTGACGGGAGTCCAAAGACATCAATCGTAGCGGCTACCTGGATTGTGCCATCCGTCAGACTGCTGTCACGAATATCACCCGCCCGCAAGATCAGATTGTCAATACCACGTTCAGGCACATGGATCTTGAACACACTGCCTGGAGAGACTTTCCACGCCCGGCGATCGAGCTTGATTGTGTACCGACGTAGATTGGTGCCCTGCGTTTTCAGGTCACGTGCGGCAACGCGTCCGGCGAGTTCAGCGGTGGGAATGGCCTGGTATTCGGTACTGGTTGAGTTCTTGTACCCGAGGGACTCCATCGAGGCGAGGTTTTGTGCACGCACCTGTCGCGTCTGATTGCCAATCGGGTCATAGTAAGAGACGATCTGCTCGTTTACTTCCGCCCCGCTGGCTCCAGTCTGGTCTTCGGAGATGTCAAGCAGGCCGCTGCTTCGATCAAAGACCGGCAGCATATCGGGATCATAATCGCCTCTGATCAGCATGAGCGTAATCAGACCGGAAGTCCGGTCGATATGCAGCGAAGCACCAATCGTATTGACGATCTGCTGGATAAAATCCGCCAGTTCCTGGTTCTTGGTATCCCAGCTGGTACACAACCCGAACTGTTCTGCCTTGAGCTGTGTCGCTGCGGCCAGAAAACCGACGTCGTCTATCCAGGTGCGAGGATAGCCCCGTCCGAATACCGTGTCCGTGAGAAGCTGGTACAGGATGTGTGCCGGGTTCATCGCCCGTATGGTGCCTGTTACGGTCTTGTAGGTAGACGTGCCCCCATTATCGACCGATTCCACACTGACGGTACTGGTCAGATCGATTTCACACAGTGAAGGCTGCCATACCGGGCCATCCCATCCCGACATGCGGCGGTTTACGCGGAACTTCCATTGCTTCGGGTATGGGTTCATGGCGCAGACCTGGCCATCAAACCACACAGAGGCAATCCCCCGCATGTCCGATACCCCGGCATCACTGCCAATGGTATTCTTGATGTTGGAAGGCACGGTCTGGCTGGCACTCCCGAAAAGTGAGCGAAGTGTCCCAACAACTCCGCCTTCACCTTTCTGTCCGCCGAAAAGATTCCCTTTGTTGATGTAAATCGAGGATTCATCCGTCATGGAACCGTCCCATGCGTCCTGATCCCCAACCGTGATATTGGTCAGCGCGTCGATCGGCCCCTGGCAGATCCCCATGAGCATCGACATGTAGTATTTATAGCCGATGATCTGGCTATTTTTTCCTGAATGACCGCCCATTTTATTGTAGCCCCAGCCTTTTCTTTGCTGCCGTCACAACCCTCTCGCCGAGCGGGTCATGGGTCGCTGTGATTTGCGCCAAAGTGATCCTGCCCTGAACGGCATCGTTCCAGGACAGCCCATGTGTCCGAAACCATTCCCGTGCGCCTGCCATGCAGAGCTTTTCGGAACGGATATCTGCAAGCGAAATGCAGGGCTCGCTCATTTCTTGCCTCCCCCGGAAGACTTGATCGCAGACGTGCGCATGTTGCCATACCAGGTCACGAACCAGCCGGTTGACCACATGTCGCCAAACAGGATTGGCTGAGCCGTGCCTTCTTCGATCTGCGGGTAGTCAAAATCTTTCATTGTGGCGGGTGCCGCGTTGATCGGCTTGGGTGCAAGTACAATCTGCAAGACCGTACTGACGACCAGAGACACAATCGAGAATATAAGACCAAACATGATGTGTCCTCAGTAAAAAACGGGATTTCCATCAAACGGAGACTTTCCGGGCATGAACGGATAGCCGCCGTAATTCGACATATTATTGAACCGGCCACATCCGGTGGTACCAGTGGTGCGGTCACAACCGGGGTAGGCCTGGATGGTCATTCCGACCTGAAGCTGATCGGTAGATCCGATAAGGGAGAGGGACGTGCCGTTATGCTCTTCGATCCCGCGACGGTCGTACACACCCGGCCAGCGCTCCCATTCGATAAAACCGCCCGCAAAATAACCCGCTTCGTAAGTCCCGATAGCTGCGCTGGTAATGGTCGTTCCGTCAATCGCGTCTATCGCGACGTCGACTTTGTACTGGGTCTTGTCAACCTTACAGAGATTGTCATAGAGCGCCCGGGTACATGATCTGGACCAGTAACAGCGGTTTGCGTTACGTGAAAGGGTTGCCGTCAGATCGGTGCACGCCAGTGTCGTGGTCAGATCGTCTGAATGATCGGCAGAGGACACCACGCCAACCCAGTAGATTGGAGCGTCCGGATCGCCAACGTTGCGCCGTCGAACGGTTACCCGCATCATCGCCGAAGGTGGATCCGCGCGAAAGATCTGCGCCAGTTCGGTTGACGATGGGAGCGTTATTGAAAACTGGTCCGTTTGGGATTCGCTGGTTATCGACGCGCCATTGTCGTCAACAGGTGCCGATGAGTAGACGACATTGTCGAGCGTGACGTCACTGTCCTGGGAGGTATAACGCCATGCCTGTTGTCCGAACAGGAGCGACCCATCAGACTGCTGCACACCGACGGAAAACTCGTACAGCGAAACGATCTGGGACTTGTGGTTAGAACGTTCAAGAAAGTCAAAAGACATTTTCCGGGTCCATTCAGCTGAAGAATGCGGCAACTTCCTGGCGCAGTTCGGGTGCGGACTCGACCAGAACGCTCAGGGTTGTGACGCCTTCCTTGGTCGTCATGTAATTGAGTTCAATCCGATCCTGGGCAAAGCGCATGAGGTTGAGATAACTGATGCGCGCGACCGACTGGACCGGACGAGCTTCTTCGATAGGCTCCTGAAGTATGAGAACTTCGGTACCATCGCCGCCTTTGACCGCGTCTATGATCTCGCAGAAATCCATGGTGCCATCGACGTACTGAAGCACGACGTTTAGGTGCGTCCCGTCGGAAAACGTGTAATCGGTGTAGCCAACGTCCTGAACAGTGAGTTGGGTGTCGCCGGCGGCGATATCGTTCTTGAGAACGAAGTCCTCCATGAACGTGGGCATCCAGAAAGGCACCTGTTGGCCGCGACATGCCTCAAAGAACGCGACAAACGATGCGAGATCTGCTCGGCCCTCGAAGCTGAAGCTCATCTGCTGCTGTTCGAAAGCCCGATTTGCTGTATCCGAGAACAGGGGGGGCGCCATATCGTTGTCGAGTTCGGACATGAGGCGTGTCAGGACACGTTTCATATCCTGTGTTTCGTTCGGCTCGACCGTTATTACGCCGTAGCCATTCCAATTGGTCTGGCCGGGCAGCTCAGCGCTCAGGGAGCTCTTGACGCCTACGTCCGTAAGCCACTGGTAGGTATCCATGAGACGCTGTCGTACCAGGGTCAGATCAATGCCCGACGGCACCTGGGTGGGACTCTGAAGCAGGAGGGACATCGTGATGATGATCTCGCCATGCCAGAAGCCGTACCAATCCTGAGTTGACGGATTATCGGACCAGGTACCAGCCATAGCTGTGCCCTGATTGTAGGACCAGATATATTCCAGATAATCCCACAGCTTGACCATCAGCGTATCAGCGTAGGTCATCTGTCCGGCCATCTTGAGCCATAGACAACCTCGCAGTAGCAGGGCTGCCATATGGGGTTCATCATAGTTGGCCTGTACCGGCCCCTGCTTCGGGTCGATAAAGTCAGTAAAGATATGATGCGGTGAACCCGCCCAGTTCGCGTAAAACCAGTCATACCAATTCATGACCGTGGTCAGCGCGAGATCGTGTGCATCCTTCCATCCCGTCTGCCCGTTTGCTCCGAGTACCAGCTTGGCGAGACTTTCCACCGGACGCGCCTGATAGCCGCCCCATCGGGTATTCGGATCATCGTTCACATAGACCCAGGTGTACGGCGTCGGGTTCCCCAGGGAAGAGCGAGCCGGTGTATTCATGACGAAAGTGTGCGCAAATGGCCCCAGGGGTCCTCCATCGGCATGCCAATGGGCCTGCGCCTTGGCCAGAAACTGGATCTGCTGTTCGCACAACATTGCAGCCTTTGGCTTTGTCGCACCAGCGGAATCCGTTGGGTTGATCGGGAATGTTAGTGAGCCGTCATCTGCCGGAACAGCCAGGTCACGCGATGGATCGAGGTCCGGATGTACCGCCTCAGCATCCGTTTCCATGGTAAGCCACAGATCAGGCTGCTGGTACCCGTGGAAAGGAGACCCGTTCCAACCGACAAACATCTGCTTGCGCGTGTCGGCGTTGATCGCAAATGGCAGGGAGCCGGGAAAGAACGGCATCTTACTGCCAAGTAGGGCCTGATCCATATTGGCGTCCACCCACGCCTGTGACACGCCAGACAGGGGTCTGAGCTTTCCGATACGCACAGTGATAGGTGCGACCGTTTCGACGGAAATGCCGTACGCCTGCAGTGTCTGGCCGGCGACCAATGTCGCACCCCAGTCCGTTGACCCGACGCTTCCATCCTTGCGAAGCCGGAACGCAGAAAGCGGAATTTTCAGCTTGTTGAGAGTTGTACTGTCGTCAGTGACCGGACTCCACCCATCGATCGTTGAGAGATCTGCAAACCACCGCTGGTCCTGGTCATACTGCTGCGTTGCCGAGAGGTACAGGAGACAGAGTTCGCCCTTGGCTAGAGGTCTGTTGCTCGCAACCTCGAGATAGATGTACCAATCGGGATCCTGATAGGATTCAGCGGCGCGCCACTCATCGTCGAATCCTCGCCCAATCTGCGTTTGCGAGATAGTGTCCGGCAACGTGCCCGTAAAATTACCCGATGCAATCTCAAAGAACATCTGGACGAATTCGGGAAGTTGCGCGAACTGCCGATCGATGGACGTAGGAATAGTGCCAACAAGATTGCCTGCATCATCTCGTGACCAGAACGAATACCCAGTCCAACCGGGATTTGCTCCCGACACACTCGGGGGCTGTGCATTCGAATTGTCGCTGTAACAGAACATGCCAGTGGGGTCGCCGCTGACCGGAATGGCGTCAAAACCTGGCATTGGCTCAAGGATTACACGCAGGTCGTCGATCGACTGACCCTTACAGCACGTCCGACGCATCGCGGCCCTTAGATTGCTCCACTTTTCGGCGTTCCCGGCGCGGGTATCGAAATTGATGACGTCAGCCATCGCTGCGTCAAACCAGCGGAAGGTGTCCGGGGCGCAGGCAGCGTAACCCGGCGCAATCAACGTCCAGTCAGGGTATGCCTCATAGGCCCATTTGCATGGGATCATGGCCGCCCCATTATAGCCATAGACGATCTTGTAGTTACCCGACGGGTTCGGATCGCCATGATCGTTTTTGGCCGGAATAGTAATAGCCGTATCGAACTGTTCTACCTGCCAGTCGTCCGAAGTCAGGGTCGTCTGGGTAGGATTGCCGGGATTGGCAATGTCGTATGCCGGACTGCTTACGCCGTCATACAATAGTTGCGATGTTGACGGGTAGATCATCATCACGTCGTAAACGCTGGCACCACGGGCGTTTTCCGTAATACGCAGCTTCCCATCATCGCCTGGTGTCGCTTCGTACGAATAAAGCAGATTTCGTTCTGGGATATCGCCACGTGCAGCGAACAGCCAATGCAGCTCACAGATCGTATCTGGATCGGTTGGCACCGGCTGACGCAGCATGGGGCCATTCAGGCTTCCGTCTCCCATGGCGTCGAGCATCGTATAGACCAACTTGCGGAACCAGCGCGACGCCGCACGTTCCTGCGTCGTACCTGTCGCCAGGACCGTGGACGCCATGAGAGCGGCGTGAATGAAAATGAACTGCCCCTCAGATGTGCCGCTATTCGCATGGAAATAATCGCCGCGCCCCGACGAATAGGCCCATGCGTTGACAATAAGGCCGTCCAGAATAAGTGGACCATTTGGTACCGCATCCACGTCCTGCACTTCGCCTGGTTCGGCGTGGTAGAGGCGCGTGCTCGTCGTGAGGACGGAGTCACTCAGACGCGTCAGCTGAATGCCATTCTGGTCGGTCGGATTGAGGTACGCCTTGATGGCAGGCGCTACGAACACGTTGGCCACGAAGCTAGCGCTTGAAGGATTGGCCATTGTAATCGAGTTTGCGCCGATTGCGGTCACTTCAAGGGCATCCGAAATCCGACATGTACTGGTATCCACCAGCGTTACGGTGCCCCCGACCGTGTATTCACGATCAGCCGCATTCTCCACGGGGATAACCGTTTGACCTGCCACGGAACCTGCTGGAACTTCGACAGCGTCGGCCCATAAAGGCATCCAATATTTTGACGCCCCGGTATTACGCAGATAGTTTTCGGCCCATGCCCGATCCTGGCGTGCAAGAAAGATAGAATACTCGAAATCACGCCGCGGGAAGAAGCGCAGCGCGCGTCGCTGCTCGGCTCCTGCTGGAGACGAGAGTACCGAAGTCAGATACTCCATCCCCTCGGTCAGCGGATCCGCCCAGTTGGGGCGAAACGGCCAGACGGGAAGTTGGTCGATACTCATGATCTGTTGACTCCCAGTATTGAGCGAACGGAAGCTGCATTGTTCTTGATATGCGTCAGCACGACTTTCTCGCCATGCGCGCCAGAGACGGCCTGGGCCAGATCCTTGGGATTCATGACAAGCACATTGCGAATGGACTGCGTGCTGCCCGCCGCACTTGTACCGGTCCCGCCGTTGAGGATATGACGCGGATCACTGCGAGTCAGTACTTCTTCGTCGCGCTGCAGGATTGCTGGGACCTCATTCGGTGCTAGACCTGCAAGACCGCCAGTGTGATAGCGCACTGCCCCGGCGAACGCTGAAGGACTGATACCGCTGCGCATGGAGGCTGAGCCACCCACAATGCCGCCATCATGAAATATCGACGAGAAGAGACTCTTTCCGATACTTGACAATCCCTGACCAAGTATATCTCCAAAGCTACTCATGCCTTCGCCCACAGTATTACCGGAAGCATTGGAGAACAGAGAGTTTAAGGAAATGTCAGCAAGTTGTTTGGTAAAGCTAATACCGAAATCAATCGCAGCTGCCTTCAGAGATTGAAGCGCGCTTTTTCCATTTGCGATGCCTTGTAGGAAATCTCCGAGACCGTTCGATGCGCTCGTTGAAAATGCCTTACCAATTTCATTGCCATAATTAATTGTTGCTTTTGCGGCATCTCCAGCAACACTAGTTATTTGTTTAAGTTGACTACTTAACGCGGCTGTACTGTCTGACAATGCCTTAATTGATTCGGCAAAAGCGGATCGAAAAAGAATAGAAGTTGGTGTTACATCGTTCCCAATAGAAACGATATCTTGCGTCTGGCTTCCGGTCGAGCTTTTGGTATTGTTCGACATGTTTATATTCCTTCCAGCCGTCTAATTAATTCACTAAACCCTGTATTTTCGCCCGGAGAAAACACAGACATCACCATTCGTCTGAAAATGAGTGCTTCCGAAGCAATCTCATTATTTCGGCGCCGGATTATAATCTGCACTTCATCGTGGAGCATTCCCAAGGGGTATCGATTTGCATTGGAATGCCCATGACTTCGTAACAGGCTCACTTGTCTGCGAATGCTCCATATCCATGATTTTAGTTCAGCGGCGTCGTTGGGGTTTGCGCCTGAATTGTCGCGGTCATGCGTCGCATGGTTGTCACAATCAGGCGCACGAACTTTTCCGGCGGCATGTCGGAGGAAAACGTTAACTCCCCGATTTTTTCTAGCGCATCCATCTGTGCTCCGAGAGGAAGCTGTTTTGCAATGGCCACAGCTTTCTGAAACGACGCGTCGTCGATTGGATCTGTATTCGATGCGAGGGTAATCAATGCGGACACCAATTCCGGGGCCTGCATGACTATATCAGTCTCAAGATCCACGGTCTCGCCGGCACCCGTCTTACTTGTGAGCCGACGGAACATATCTGTCATGTCGCTTTGATATCGAGTATATAGCACCGCAACGTCATAAGGAGCGAGGCCCCGGACAGCGAACTGTACGCCGTCCGAGACCGTCACCGTTGCGGTCGCCAGCACAATGTCCTGGAGACCCATCTGATTATACCCCTGCGACGGGCTGGCCGTCAGCGTAAAGCGCAGCCTGATTGCCCAAAACCTGCACACCGATGGTCAAAGGGAGTGCCTGAAGCGTATCCGCGATCAGCGCAAAGCTGCCGTTGGGAGACATCGTGACATAGGGCATGAAGTAGTCAATATTGTCTCCTACAGCATTGTAGCTCACGAACTTCAATGCGCCGGAGACGGTCGAGGCCCCAGAAATGCTCTGCACCCGGGTGGTTGCAGAGAGATCATAAGTCAGTGTTACACTCGAACCGCTGGCTGGTACAGCTCCTCCGATCAGGATATCGAACGTTCCGCGTACGGGATCGATTACGTAGTCGGTCCCGACAACCAATGTGGTTGTCCCTGCTTTGAGCACGGGATTTAACAGCCCTCGTAGACCAGTAGGAGCGGTTGCAGAGATGCCAACCTGGTACTTGTTGCCCGGCATAACATTGCCAAAAGTTTCTGAATTTCCAGTTGACGCCGCCTGGGAAACGGTAGCAGTCGTACCCATAAAGAACAGGGCAATGTTGTCAGCGCTAATGTCTTCCGCAGTGATTGTCGCCGTGCGGTTGGCCTGCAGGGTAACAGTGAGGTCTTTTTCACGAATGCCACGGGTAGACTTGTAGTGCTGATAGGTATCGGCAGCGATGCTCAGATTGAATGTTGGCACATTACCTAAGAAACGGAAGCCGCCGCCTTCGGGCAGAGTTTTGGCGACTGGGTCAGAAAAGGGCGCAAACCACGCTTCGCCACGACCCATTGTATAGTTATCAGTAATCATTTTTTAACTCTCCGGAAATAAGAAACACCTGCATGATGCAGACAAGTTGAAGAAAAAATTACGCGTATGGTGACATGCCGTTTTCAGCAAGAGACAAGACAAGGTCGAGGTGCCAGTACACGTGACTGTATGTCGTATTGCCTGGACGAACCTCTCCACGGCCGACTAGCAGGTCAACAATCGCGTTGCCCGATCCATTGGCGGATACAAGGCCCATGCCCAATGGATCAGGCTGGCGGATCTGGACCGGATGCGCACGCTGGCGTTCTATCAATAGGCGCTTGCGTACGTCGGATAGGAGTACGGCAGCATTGTCGGTCGGATTGACTGGGTCGTCCTCGGCGAAGCCCTTTAGTCGTATATGCCAGGCGTTTACCTGGTCGCAGCTATCGAACGGCAGAACGGGTTTTGTCAATGCGCCGGTGTATATCCCCAAAGCCTCAGCAAGTTGTTCGGTCTTGCTGATATGTCGATCCAGTAGTGTTATTACCGGCTGCACGTTGGTGCTCGGAGGCCAATCCAGCCCGCGATAAATGCGTGAGACCGTTGTGCTGTCACCCGAAGGGACGTAGTCGGACAGGTCAGTCGCATATCCGTTCGCGGGCGTAATGTCCTTCAAGGCTGCTGTTATGGCCTTGAGAACACGAAGACGGAATGGATCAGTATTCATTACAGGCCCTTTTTTGGAATAGGGACCACGTCGTCAAGACGAAATATAGATACATATGGTAAAGAGATTAACCGACACGTATCCGCGAGTTTTATATCTTAACAATTTCTATATATGTAAATCCCTATACGGATACCTCCATTTATTTGTGTTTTTTATGGCAAAACGTGAGCACGTCTCTTTCTGCCATGACTTATATTCCGCCTTATCTGCGGCGTAGCGCAAGTTGAATTTAAATGTCTCGGCTAAATTCAGGCGTATATTGAAGTACATCAACTCTATGTTCGTGAATATCTATGAATTATTTTGGAGATAATAATGAGCGTAGTTCCTTCTGCGACCGCATGTTATATGGCGACTGTCAAAACAGACAGCGTAGCCGATCACGATTAATGTGGTGAAGTTTGTTTTTTGTCGGGATAATCTATCTGCGATTTTCTGATTAGGCTCAGGACTTGTCTTATGAAATCCGGGTCGCTGTATGCGACAAAGGCAGCAGTCAGGAGGTGGCCACCTCCTGACTGCTGGAGAGAGCGGGTCGAGTCAGGACAGGCCATGATGGGCCGCAAATGAGTATGACCGCCTCTTCTTTTCTTCGGGCCTGAACGGATACCTGGGAGAAAATCCCGGATGACAAGCATAGGACAATTGGGAAATGGCACAGACATGCTCAAAGCTGGAGAGTCATGCCGTTGTTGTTGGCATTGACGTTTCCAAGGATCATCTTGATGCCGCTCAATATCCATCTGGTGTCCTGATCCAGACTTCCAACGATACGAAAGGCCTCAGAACGTTTCTACGATGGATTGGCAGACAATATGCTGTGCATGTTGCCTTCGAGGCAACCGGCCCTTTCCATCGTCAACTGGAGAGTCATCTGGCCACGGCCAGCATCCCATTTTCACGGATCAATCCGCGGCACGCAAGAAAGTTTGCTGAAGCCACCGGGAATCTTGCAAAAACGGATCGGGCAGATGCCATGATGCTGGCCAGGATGGGGGCACTTCTTGAACCCAGGACGTCTACGATCTGCAACGATCTGCAGTCTGCGGTCAACAACTGCGCTCGAAGCCGACATCACAACTTTTATCGACGCACATAACGAAAATCCACGGCCGTATCGGTGGGTCAAATCAGCCGACCAGATCCTCGCCTCGGTGAAACGCTTTTGTCACAAGACAATGAGCCGAACTTCAGATTCAGGTGACGAGGTGTTTAGTCCCAGGGTTTGATGGTGTGGTATTTTCACGCGAGTGGAAGGAAGCATTATGGGGCAGATACGTCATGGCAGCGCCACGACCACGCACGCGGTGCGAGCAGCAATACAGCGATCGCAGGCTTCGCTCTCGGCGCTAAGCGAGAAGTTTGGGATCAATCCAAAAACGGTGGCGAAATGGCGGAAGCGTCCGACTGTCGAGGATCAGAAGACCGGTCCCAAGGAGCCGCGTTCAACGGTTCTGTCCGAGATGGACGAAGCGATGGTCGTAGCTTTCCGGCGACATACTTTACTGCCGCTGGACGATTGTCTTTATGCGTTGCAGGCCACCATCCCGCATCTGACACGCTCAGCCCTGCATCGCTGTCTTCAGCGTCATGGGATGTCACGCCTGCCTGACATTGAAGAGGACAAACCGAAGCGTCAGCGCTTCAGACGCTACCCGATCGGGTTCTTCCACCTCGACATCGCCGAGGTCCAGACCGCTGAAGGCAAGCTGCATCTTTTCGTCGCCATAGACCGGACAAGCAAGTTCGCGGTGGTGCAACTCACGGACAAGGCCAACAGAAGAACCGCCTGGGAGTTTCTCGAACATCTTCTGCGCGTCGTGCCCTACCGGATTCATACCATCCTGACCGACAATGGCATCCAGTTCGCTGAGCAGCCCCGTAACCGCGGTATGGCATGGTCACGTTCCATGCGTTTCGACATGATCTGCGAGGCCAACGGGATCGAGCATCGCCTGACAAAGCCCAATCACCCCTGGACCAATGGCCAGGTCGAGCGGATGAACCGCACGATCAAGGAAGCAACTGTCAAACGCTTTCATCATGACAGCCATGAGCAGTTGAGGTCTCACCTCAATGATTTCATAGCCGCCTATAATTTTGGACGAAGGCTCAAGACCCTCAAAGGTCTCACGCCCTATGAATACATCTGCAGGATCTGGACTTCAGACCCGGAAAGATTCATCATCAATCCAACCCATCAAACCCTGGGACTAAACAACTAGAGGGTGTTATGCACCTTGAGCGAGTATAGCGGCGTTTCTGAGCATGAAACATGCGAAAGCGACGACATGGAGACTTGCGAGGGTTGAAGCGTAACGCTCGTAGTCCTTGACGAGCCTGCGGCATCGTGTGGCCCATGCGAAAGACCGCTCGACAACCCATCGGCGCGGCAGCAGGACAAAGCCGCGCTTGGCTTCGGGCAATTTGACGACTTCGAGTGCGATACCGTGCGCGCGAGCCGCCTCGTCTGGTTTTGAGCCCGTATATCCCTGATCGACATAGGCCAGTTCGACGCTTTCGTCAGTGGCCTCCTGAATGGCAGCGGCGAGGCGTCCGACCTCGGCACGATCATCCCGGTTGGCTGGCGTGACATGAAGGTGTTGATTTTCACTGAGAACTGACCCGGGTTTTTCATCAGGAATTGACCCAGCCAGATGCTATTTCAGGCACAGTCGGGCGGGCGGTCAAGAAGAGGATCTGTCCTTTCTGTTTTTTGACGCGGCGGTGCTGGCGCGGAACCTGTAGCTGTCATTTCCTGTCTCGAGGATATGACAGTGATGGGTCAGCCGATCGAGGAGCGCCGTTGTCATCTTCGGGTCACCAAAGACGTCTCCCCATTCACTGAAGCTCAGATTGGTTGTGATGATGACACTGGTGCGCTCGTAGAGGCGG